GTCGCTGTGAGGTCGCCTGCAGTCGGCGCGTTTGTCAGGTTGGTGACCGTGGTGATGGTGCCGGCCGTGATGTTTGTCGGGCTAGCCACTGAGGCCGGGAAGGTGACTCCAGCTGAGGCCGTGATCGTCTGCCCAGCGAGTTGCGTGGCGTTGACAACCGGCAACGTGACCGGTGCCGGCGGGGCGGCGAAGACCTTGTACACGATCGTGCCGGTCGGCGTGGTCGTCCAAGTGTCAACCGTGGCGGTGTCGGTGCTCGATACATAGTCGGTGATCTCGCGCGACTGCCCAGCGCCGGCAGTGGCGCTGACGATGTAGACCGTAGCGCCGATGATTTGGTCGTCAGCGAAGGCCGCAGCAGAGCGCAGCTGCAGGGTCGTGCCGGTGGCGGCCTGAGCCGTACCTTGGTCAACGATGCCGAGCGGTGCGAACGATCCAGCAGTCGTCGCAAACGATGCCTCGCTGATGCCACCAGAGGCAACCGAGCCAACGGCGCCAGTGACAGAGCCCACGGCGCCGGTCACTGAGCCAACAGCGCCCGTGACTGATCCAACCGCGCCAGTGACCGAGGCAATGGTGACATCGCTGGCCACCTTGGCATCGGTGATGGCATCACTCGCAATGGCGGTTGCGGTGAGCACGTTGGCGGCCATCGCCCCCACACTCGCGTCGATGCGGCCAGAAACCAGTGCGGCGGGCAGGCGGGTCTGGATGTCGTTGGTGTCGGTCTGGAGGGATGCAGTTTCCGCCTTGACTGCCGCAACGTCAGCCGAAACACTCGCGCCAGCAGGAGCACCGAGCCGCGTGAACGCATCGCCTGCAATCGTGAACACCTGAACCGTTGAAGGCACCGCGCCGGTACCGATGAAGGTGAACCCGATGTGTGCGTAGTTCGTCTCGGCTTGGGCCGGAGCGTAGCTGTGAAAGCCGTTGCCCTCGTGCGTGCACACGCCAGAGCCGACAGAGCCGATCGCCTGCGTCCCGCCGTTGCCGGTCACGTACACCGTGACGGTGCTTGTGAAGGCCGAGCCATCGGTGGCAGAAACCATCTGCGCGCCGATGGTCTGACTGGCTGTGTTCAGTAGCATGAGGTTTACCCCTGAAGAACTTGGTTTGAACCGCGCGCCCATGCGGCATTGAAAGAACCGCCACCAGCAGCGGCGTTGATGCGAAGGCCACGCGCCGACCAGTAAACCCCGCCCGAGGACAGGTTGACGTTCACTTCTAGCGTTTCGCTAGACCCTGTTGCAACTTTCTCCAGCATCGCAACACCGACGAACGTGTTCGTGACATCGGAGACGCGGAGCGTGGTGCCGGAGACTGCGGTGAAAGCGCCGAGCACAACGGCATCAGACATCGCGCAAACTGATGCAACGATGGTCTGCCCAGCCGTGCAGCCGGTAACCGTGACGCTTGCCACTGTCGTGGTGACAGCATCAACGAATGTCGGGGTCGCATCTACCTGACCTGATTGCGGAGTGGTCTGGTCAACCCCCTCGTAGCACACGCCTGCGACTGCCGACTGAAGCGGTGTAGCCGCCCAGTCACCGAACAGAGTTGTTGATCCTGTCGGCCCAGGAGCAAGACCAAATATCCCGTGCGCCCCAGTGCCGCCGACCCAAGTTAGGTCTGTGCCAATGCGAGGAATGTCTGTTCCACCCGACCCGCCGTATCTAAGCTCAGTGATGGATGGCAAGCCGCTAAACCCGCCGCAAGCAATCGCCCCAAAGACAAACCGATTCGACCCGCCCGGCGTAAAGCTCCCAGTGGTCCCATCGGTCACCTCATAGGTGAAGGCAAGAGCTACGCCTGCGCTGTAGGTGGCCATGCCGCCTCGATATTGGAAATCGCGCCACGCAACTTAGCCAGCTTCTCAGCTTTCTCGTTAGCGGGCAGGCCTTCGTCTTCCTCGGCTTCCTCGGCTTCCTTCTCTTGCCGCTTCAGGATGGCGCGTATCTTCGCCCCGTTCGCACGCATATGGTCTCTGTCTGCGCTGTCGGTTGTCATGGTGTCCTCACCTCGCTCTCGTCGGTGCGCGGATGGTCAAACAAGGAGTGCCGCCGTACTCATGGGCGCCGATGTCCGGCGTGCTGTCGCGCTGGCAGTACAAGACATCGCGCGGAGGCTTGCCGGTGTTGCGACCAGCGCTGCGAAGCGGAGAGCCTGATTGCACAGCCATCGACGGGGCCGCAGCGGTAGGCGTGGCGGCAAGCAGCGGATCAGTAGTACCGCCGTTGCAGTCGAAGCTGGCCCCACTGCACGCCGCCGCCCGTGTGGCGTAGGTCGCAGAATACTGGCCGCTTCCATTCTCATAGGTCCAGTTGTAGTCAAACACCTCGAAAGTACCGCCGGCTGTCGCCCAACAATTCACCGCGCCGCCGGATGTGACATCGCACAGGTTATTGAAAACGCTATGCCCTGTGCCTGCATTGACGCTGACGAAAACACCGCCGCTTCCAGAAGCGTAATAGCCAGAGTTGTTGCGTACTACCGTGTCGCCCGCTGGGCACACATCAAGGTCTTGCTGGCTGCCGGGGTTTGCGATGTTGATACCATTCTGGGTACCAGTAGAAACAAGCTGGATGAGCCTGTTGTTTTCTGCCAGAAGCCCAGGCGTTATGCGAAACAGCATCGCGCTGCTGCCACCATCGATGATGGTGTTTCCTCGCGCAACGAAACGGTGCATGCACTCGGCGTCAGACCCGTATCCGTCTTGAACGGACAGCCCGATGCACTGGCTGTTAGCGCCTGGTGTCTCGATGCGGTTGTTTTCGAACGTCACCTGATCGACATTGCCGCGAAACGTGGCATTGCCTGAACCACACACCCCACCCGTCAGGCTGTTGTTCCTGTAGATGTTGCCCCGGAATGTGATGCGCGCCTGATCCTCAACGCCCCCGGTATACGTGCCGTGCTGCAGCGTAAAAGATCCACACGCGCCGGACGCCGGATTGTTGCTATCGAAAAGAACGTTCTCGACAAGGTAATCTGTGGCGCTTCCGATGATGCCGTTCTGGCAGTTGCTGTGGATTGCAGCGGAGCAAGCCGAAGTGGTGCTGATCGACGGGTCGCAGGTCGTCGTTCCACGGATCGTCAGGTTTCTGATGTTCTGAGTGGTGGTGACCTCAATGCCGTTCGCCCAGTTTACAATTTCAAGGTCTTCAAGCAAGACCCATCTGGCGCTCCCGTAAAAGGTAATCCCGGTTCCGCCTGGGCTCCCACTCTTTGTGATCCGTAGGCCGCGCAGCACATAGCCGCCATGATCAGCTGCTGGGCAGTTGGAGACGCAGAAGCCGCCGAAGATAATGCCGGCGCCGGAGCCACTAGCGAATTGGATGTTTGGCCGACCCGTTGCGCCGTTCCCGCAGTCGTAGAACTCTACGGTAAGGCGGGCTGTAGATGTAGCTCCAGCGGCCGAGAACAGCCAGCCAGGCGCGTTTCCATCGACATACGACGCACCATTGCAGATGCGGACATTGCTACCCCCGGCCAGGGCGTTGATTGCGTCGTTGCTGGGCAGGGAAAGCTTCGGCGCACTTGGGCTTGTGCCCGGATTCGCATCCGAGCCGGTGAGCGTCGAACAGTTCGCGTGTGCGCCTGCGTCGCACCGGTTGTAGTAGATCGTCGTTTGTGCGCTCGCCCCGAACGAGCACAGCAACAGGAGCAGGGCGAAGATGTGTTTCATACTGGTGTCGTCGTGAATTCGACGCTTACGTCGCCGACAGTTGCGCCATCTGCGTCAACGTCAGCAATGCGGTAGTACTTGGTACCCGACTGCAAGCTGCCGATGGCCAGAGACTCATCGCTGGCGGCTGCGAACTTGTATCGGTAGGCGTACAGGCTCAGGTCTGGAAATGCCTTGCTCGCAACATCCAGAAAGGCCAGCCGGTAGGTTGATCCAGCCTGCGCTGTGACGGGCGTAGTGGTGAACCCGAGGGCGCCCGCAGGGGCCGTGATGTCTGGAAAGCCGCCAGCCGCAACAGGCGCAGGCACGCGGCGCAACCTACTGGCGGAGCGTCTGAGCATTCGTTTGGCCTCGAAACAAGAAGGCGCGCGGCTTTGTGGGCCGCGCGCCTCAAAGCGCCGAAGCGCTGGGGAGACAACCGCAGGAGATCGGTTGGCTGGCGATTTTCCTTTGACGCGCCTAGGGGCGTCAGCGATCGGGGCCTTGTCATTGATCTCGGAATCGACCACCGGCCACGCCCTGCCTGCCTCGCCAAACCGCTCCCGCGCCGACACCATTCGCAAGCTCTGTGAAGCCCTCGGCGTGACCGTCACCTACAAGATCGACGGGACAGAGATCAGCGGGCCTTAGTTCTTACCTTGCAGATGCGTTCGCGAGGAGCGCGTTCGGGTGAACGTCGTGGCAGTAATTTTTTTCGACCTCAGCCGCCGTTGGAATCTTGTCTTCTTCCAGTGGCGTGAATTTCAGCTTCACAGAGCCGTCATCCTGAATGTTGAAATCGACCGACAACGTGTCATACCCATAAAGCCTGTCTTTGCGCTCGCTCATCGCGTCCATGAGTGTTGTGGTTTTCGGCATCGACAGCTTGATACCGCGCGCCTTCGCCACGCCAAGCCAGAACTCCACGCAGGCGCGGCCTTTTTCGGCTTGGTGCGAATTCGCGTAGGTGAAGTCGAAGCCGAAGCAGCTGATCTTCGTGGCGCCGATGTGGATCGCAAACGCCACCGCATAGGCCGCCGTGGAGTTGAAGTAGTCGTGCTGCAGGTTGTTCAGCACATCCTCCAGCGGAAACTCCACCAGCGCCGGGTAATCCGGGTGGGCCCGGCTGGTCACCACCGGCACCTTGCTGGACTTCAACCATCGGACCATCGCGGCGATGTTTGATGTCGGCGCGGCCTGCGCGCGGCGCTCCTGAACCCGGATGTCGTCCATGTGGAACACCAGATCGCAGTCCAGCACGTTGCCCAGTGCGTTGATCGCCCAGACCTCGTCGCAGAATGCGCTCCGGCCGCCGAGCCGTTTCGTGTAGTCGAGGTACTGATCGACGCTCGGGCCCAAACCAAGAATGCAGATGTGCTTGCCGCCGCCGTCTTCTTCCACCAACACCTCTGAGCGCTTGCAGATCGCAATCAGCGTGCGCCCGTTCACGTCAGGCTCGACCTCTGATTCATGGTCGGCCTGCCCATACCATTCGACCGGGTGCCAGCCGCATTCCTCAAGCAGCGCCGCAAATTCCGCCTTCGTGTAGTGGCGGAAGTGGAATGCGGTTGTCGCGCCGTCCGACTCGCGCCGCCATGGCATCACATCTTCGTTCGGCACGCTGGCGAACAGGATAGGCGCCGACTTGTGCAGGGCGCGCAGCAGGGGCCCCGGGTCTTCGATGTGCTCGATGGTCTCGAACGACACCGCCGCATCGCACTCGCCAAGGTCGCCAGGGGAGTTTCCGTCCCGCTTCGAAAAGAAGGCAGAAGGGTCGCTGTAGTGCTCGCCTGCGTAGGCCAGAGCTTGCGCGTCAAGGTCGAACCCGTGAGCCTTGTGCCCGGCCTGAGCCAGTATCTTGCAGCCGTAGCCTATGCCACAGGAAAAATCCACCACGCGGCTGCCGGATGGAAGCGACTTAGCTGCCCAGTGATACCGAGCTGTGTGATCGCGTCGGATGCCGTCTACCGTGGGCGCAACTTGGCGCTCGCCTGAATTCAAAGACATTGGTTGATCTCTCTTACCAGAGGGTTGAATGGTTGCCGGTGACGTTTATCCGGCGCCGACTGGGTAAGCAGCCGGCCGTGTTCCCGTTACGGGTTGGCCGTGGGAGCCAGGGCAGGGTTATGCAACGCGGCCTGGATCGATACGATGGTCGCCGCAGTCACCGTGGTGCTGGCGATGCCGCACGATACGTAGCGCTTGTTGCCGATGTAGCCGACGCGCGTGGTGACGAACTTGCCAACGCCAGACGTGCGCGACGATGCCTGCGCCGGCAGAGCTGCCAGCGCCTCGGTGCCAAGCAGACTGGCGTCCGCCACCGAAGTCATGGTGCCCGTCACGTCGCCTTCCTTGACCACCGGGATGATGGTTGCGTTGGTCGAGGTCACGGAGCCGTAGGCGATGAGAAACTCGACGCCGCCGTAGCCCTGGCGATCGACCACCTTACCGGCCAAGCCTGCAACCGTGGTCAGCGCCACCGGCCCCAGGGCGCGCTTGGTGCGCACGTTGTTGTGCAAATCGTTCATGATTGAACCTTTCGATCAAATGAAAAAACCCGCCGTAGCGGGTTTGGATTGGGTTTCTGGAACTTGCAACTACTTTGGGAAAAGACTTCCGTACTCTCGAAGGATTTCGCGCGCCCACTTCAGTTGAAGTTGCAAACTTCACAACTATGCGCCAGCGGCACCAGTCGTAAAACTCATCAACTTTACCGCCTCATAATTAACGATGCCTCCCCCGAAGCGGCGACGGAAGTTGAACTTCGTCTGGCCCTTGAGGGTGATGTTGTCGCGGATCAGCGTGGTGCCGACGCGGTTGACGACCTTGTAGGCCCGCTTGAAGTTGCCGAAAGCCAGCGAGTACGAACCAGCGCCGAGGGCCGGCATGTTGTCGTCGATCTCGACAGGGGCGCCCAAGAAGCGCCCGCCAAAGGCCGCAGCGGGGTCTGCCTGCCACAAGTAGTAGGCGCCGCTGCCGTCCTTCATCTGGCGCATCACAGCCAGCGTTGCATCGTTCGTCAGCCACACCGCGCCAGGGCGGTACTGCGACTTGAGCGCGTGCTGCAAGCTGATGACTCGATCAGCCGGAGCCACCGACATGAACGCAGCGGACTTGCCCGAGCGCACATAGCCGACCGAGCCCCAGGCGTAAGACGAATTCACCACGTTGGTATGCGCAGTGATGCCACGCGCCTTGCCGACACCATCGCCGGTGATGAATTCGGCGTTGGCGCCTTCCGCGAACCCGATCGCAGCCTCGTCCGCCAAGTCGACCTCCAGGTTGACTCTCGAGTCTTCCATCAGCTCGTTGAACACCCACGGCTCAACTTCAGCCGGAAACACCTCGATCTCGACCTTTGAGTACTTCGGCTCGATGGTTTCGCCACCGGTACCGCCGTTGGCCACGCGACGCATGGCCATGCCCGAGGTCTTCACCAGCTTTTCCCACTTCTGGGTACCGATGGTGACGGTATCGGCCAAGCGTGCCATGGCGCCCATGGTGCCGACAACGCGGTCGATGGCCATGTCCATTTCAGGCATCACCGTGTATCCGCCGTCCGAGTCGGAGCTGGAATTCATCGCCTTGCGGCCCATGTCAGCCAGGGCACGCGTGCCGCCTTCGCCGGTGCGAATGTAGGTTTGAAACGCCTTGCGGTATTCGGCCTGCTCGGGCGTGTCTTCCCTGCGGCCGCCGTCAGCCTTCGGGCGGTTCGCCTTCTTCTCGATCTCGGTCAGCTCTTTGCGGAGCGACACGAATTCGGAGTTGATCTTGGCAATGGCCTCGTCCTTCTCGGCCTTCGTCTTGGTGCTGGTTTCCAGCACGTCTTGGAGTGCCTTCTGGTTGGCCTGCTGCTGGTCGGCGATGGCCTTGACGCGGGCGTCGCCAGCTTCGATCAGTCCGACAATCGTTTTCAGGTCTGACATGATGATTTCCTTCTAGAAATGAAAAAAGCCAGCAGAAGCCGGCTTTCGATGTGTGGGTTGGGATCGGTTCAGGCGGTGATGATTTGCATCCGGCGCTTGAGCGACTCCGCGATCTGGCGCATACCTTCTTCAGCGTCACGCTGTCCAAGGGCTTGCGCGCTTCGGCGTTTCAGCGCCTCTGCGATTTCCTCAAATTCCCCTGCATCGACATCGCGCCGTCCCAGGGTTTTGACGTGCGAAAGCAGTGCCTTCGCCTCGGTCTTGCTCATGCCGGCTTCGCGAAGGAAGTCCTCCGCCTCGCCGAGATTCGCAATTGCTTCGATGCCCTTGCTGGCAGGCGGCTTGGCCAGCCGGCAGAGGGACTTGCTGTGCGGGAAGACCTCAACCAGCGCCTTGGCGGCCGTGAGCACGTTGGCTGTCACCATGCGGGGCTCCATGGGCGTGACGGTCAGAGAGTCGCGCATCAGCGGCCATTCAACGATCTCGCCGCTGCTCTTCTTGCGCACTTGCCCGCGCACAGCCTCGCTGGAGGTGCCCATGGTGCCCATGTCGATCAGCGGCACAAGGTACTGCATGTACTCGGCCCGGCGATTCAGGATGCGTTCCACGAAGATTCCGTTGTCGTCGACCTTGGCCGACTTCCAATCGACGATCCCGAGCACGTTGTTCGCGTCGTTGCCGGTGCCGTCCGCGTCCATGCCGTGTTCAAAATCCTCGTACAGAACGCCCAGATCTGTGTAGTTGCTGTCGAAGCGTGTGTTCTTGGTGAAGAACTCGCCGGCCAGGTCGCGGCCACCGAACAACACGAGATAGTTTCCAACGCGGATTTCATTTTCCGATTTGGCGATGGTCTTCAAGGGATTCATGGTGTCGTTCCTTCGGTGTCCGATAGTGTCGATTTCGGATCGGCGGCCGGCGCCGCGCCAGTGATGTTTGCCGGGAGGTGCAGCTTGTCGCTGGCCGGGTCGGAATCTGGGTTCATGTCGAGTTTGGCGCGCGCCTCGTTCTGAGTCATGACGCCCCCACCGACGTACCCCAGCAGCGTGTCCTTCTTGTCCTTCATCGAGCCGCGCAGCAGCCCCTCATCGACAAAGCAGGCATAGATACCGTCTTCCAGATCCTTGTCGGTGAGCAGGTTCGCGTCAATCGACTGCTCGATCCTCGCGTAGTAGGGCGCAAGCGTGTGTACGACATGGCTCAGGAACTGCTGCTCAGCGCTGGCGTAAGTGGTGTTTTTAGATTCCGCGAAAACCATGATCGGGTTCACGCCGAAGTGCCGGCAGATTTCCTCGACCTGAAACCTGCGCGTCTCGAGTGTCTGGGCATCGACGCCGGTCATGCTGGTGTTCAGCCACTTGGCCGCCCGATCCAGCAACATCGGACTCCCGGCGTTCTGGGGGCCTGCGTGGTTTTCGTCAATCCACTTCTTCAGCGATTTGTACTGCTCCTGGCCCAGCGATCCCTCAACAGAGTAGACGCCGGAGACCTTGACGCCGTTCTTTTGCGTGCGCGCCTGCTGCTCTTCTATCGCCATCGACAGCCCGATCGCCTCACGAGCGATTTGCACGGACTCCAGGCCCATCCATGAATTCCAGGACGGCCCTCGGACATGCCAGATCGCCTTGGCCGGGAATGTTTGCACGCTGCCGTTTTGCGCGCGTACGTCGTAGGTCAGCGCGTAGTCGTCGTCGCGCTTGACCGTCACGCTGCCAGGCTCGAATGGGATCAATTCCATGATCCCAGAGCGGTTCGATCGGTTGACGAATGAGTAGTGATTGCCGCACAAATCGAGGTGAAACGACAGTGTTTCACGGTACTCAAAGCTCGTTTGCCAGTCGTTTGGCCTGCTTTTCAGCAGTTTGAAGAGCGAATGCTCTTTTGCCGGCAACCGGCTCTTCCCGTCTGCGCTTTCTCGCATCAGCTTGAGCGGCACTTGAGCCAGCCCGTTAGCGCGCACCCGCAGGCAGGCGAAGACCGTGGCCACTTCGATCGCAGTCTTTGCGTTGACCGTCTTCCCGCTGTATGACGCGTTGCGCCCGAGCATGTCGCGGAACAGATCCATCGGCCCGATCGCCTTTCGCTCGGCCGCGACAGCTCTAGAGAGGAAACCCATTACTTGGCCCGAGCCGCCAGCACACCGAACCCAGCCAGCGCAAGGCCGCCGACGATGTACCCGGCCGGCGCGTAGATCAGCCATGCGCCATAGGACACGGCGCACACACCGAGCGCCATCATGGCGTCGGGAATGTGGGAGCGCAGAGAAGCGAGCGTCACGCGGAGGCCTCGGCTTCCGGCTTAAGTGTCTCTGTGATGATCATCGTTATTCCCAGAAAGACTTGCCGCCAGTGGATGCCATGGAATTCGCAGCGCCGAAGGCCATGGCCAACGCGACAGCTGCATCAATCTTGTTGATTGAGCGGGTCTTGGCAAGCCAATGGTTCCCCCACTTGTCCTCTTCTGTGACTGCGGACATCATTGCGGACACTAGAACTGGATTCCGCTTCAGTCGGATCCGCCCCTCTAGCAAAGCATCCTCCAGCAACCGCACAGAGCCGGGCATCCACAGCCCCTCAGCCTGCTTCTCGGTTACTTTGGCTTCATCGATCATTGCCTGAGATGGCTTGCCCTTCTTGAGCCCGCCTTGAGGATGCTCGATAAACGTCAAGCTCAGGCCAAGCTCTGAAACATCCTCTTCGAAGCGCCGGAATGCGTATCTGTCGTAAGCAACCATCTTCACCGCGTAACGCTCAGCGTACTCGGCCAAGGTTTGTGCGACATGGCGGTAACTGATGCTCTCGCCGGGCGGCGCGTGGATGTGCCCATCGCGCTTCCAGACGCTGTAGGGCATCTTGTCTTTCAGCTCTCTTGCCTGGATCGTGTCGCCAGGCGTCCAAGCCTCGATCCATGCGTCGAAAAGCGGCTTGCCTTCTTCGTTGACACCGGTTTGCACCACAGCAGCCATGGCGGTGATGTCTCGGTTTTGCGAAAGGTCCAGCCCTATGAATGCGTCCTTACCGGCATGAATCGCTGGGTCAAACTCAGCCAGCGCTGGCTCAAGGGTCGCTCGCGTCATCCAGGCTGTCTCCGCGTCGGTCCAGATGCAGAAGTGCAGCCGCTGAATTCCGTTCAACTGACCCGGAATCGCCTTGGCCTGTGCGACAACATCTCGCAGGTAGCTTTCGGTGATCGTCACACCGAGCAATGGGTTTGCCTTGACCCAGCATTTCGGGTCACTTAGCGGGTCATCGCCAGTGTCGAGCGCGCAAACGTAGCTGAAGGTGTTGTCATCCAGCGGCTGACCCACGAAAGACGGATCGTTCACCGCCTCGGTATGCCCAGCCGCCACCTTGACGGCGTGCTCGTGCTCTTCCCAAGCGACTGAATTTCTGTCGCTGCCGCTGTTTGTGATCATGAACAGCAGCGGTTGCCGCCGAAACTTGAACCCGCGCTCCAGCATTTCAATGATCTTGCGATCTGGCAGCTCGTGAACCTCATCCACAAGCACAAAGTATGGTCGCGGGCCAGAACCAGTCTTCCCGGTGTCCTTCGATACCGCCCTGAAAAAGCTCTGACTTGGGTGATGGGCGATGTTGAATTCGCGCCCTTCTCCACCTGAAAACTCAAGCCTCTTCTTCAAAGAAGGCGACTGCTTGACCATCTTTACTGCGTCAGCGAACAAGATTCCGGCCTGTTCGCGCTTTGCCGCAGCAGAGTAGACCTGTGCGCCAGCCTCGCCGTCCGCAGCCAGACCAAGAAGGCCGATGCCGCCGGCAAGGGGTGACTTCCCGTTTCCCTTGCCTTGCTCGATGTACGCACGC